AGAAAAAACTGCAAAAGGATTATCGTATAATGGGTATAAAGCCTGGGAACAATAAATGAGTAATTTGTTTAAAAAAGTAGCTGTCTGCACGGATCTACATTTTGGCCTTAAGTCAAACAGCCTACAACACAATCAAGATTGTAGTGATTTTGTTGATTGGTTTATTGAGACGGCCAAAGCCAATGGTTGCGAAACTGGTATGTTCCTAGGTGATTGGAGTCATCAACGTGCAGCCATCAATATGCAAACATTACAATATAGCCTGCGTAGTCTAGAAAAATTGTCTAAAGCGTTTGATCGTTTTTACTTTATTCCTGGCAATCACGATTTATACTATCGTGACAAGCGAGATATCTATAGTACAGAGTGGGCCAAACACATACCCAATATCCAAATTGTTAACGATTGGTTCCAAGACGGCGATGTCATAATTGCTCCGTGGCTAGTTGGTGATGATCATAAACGGATTCCTCGAATGAGTGCCAAGTACATGTTTGGGCATTTTGAATTGCCACACTTTAAAATGAATGCCATGGTAGAAATGCCAGATCACGGCGAAGTCAAGGTAGAAAGTTTTGGCGGCTTTGATCGAGTATTCAGTGGGCACTTCCATTTACGACAACAGAAAAAAAATATCAACTATATTGGCAACTGTTTCCCACACAACTATGCCGATGCCGGTGATGCGGACCGCGGCATGATGATCCTAGAGTGGGGATCCGAGCCAGTGTATCATGCGTGGCCTGGACAACCCTTGTATCGTGTGCTTAAACTAAGTCAAGTTATTGATAACGCACCCAAAATACTTGTGCCTAATATGCATGTTCGTGTAGAATTAGATATTGATATTAGTTACGAAGAAGCTAATTTTATCAAAGACACATTTGTCAAGGATTACCGCTTGCGAGAAATGGCGCTGATTCCTGTTAAGAGTAGTGCTGTAGATGCTGATATGGCACCGGGGGAAGTCAAGTTTGAAAGTGTGGATCAGATTGTTACAGATCAATTGACCAATATTGAAAGTGAATTTTACGATCCAAAATTATTGTTAAAGATTTATCAAAACCTATGATACATATAAAGAATTTGACCGTGAAGAATTTTATGAGTGTGGGCAACAGCACCCAGGCTATTGATTTTGATCGCAAGGACTTAACGCTTGTGCTAGGTGAGAATTTAGACCTAGGCGGCGATGGCAGTAGAAACGGCACAGGTAAAACTACAATTATCAATGCTCTCAGCTACAGCCTATATGGCCAAGCACTCAGCAATATCCGCAAGGATAATCTTGTAAACAAAACCAACAACAAAAATATGTTGGTCAGTTTGGATTTTAGTGTAGGCGGCAAAGATTACAAGATTGAACGAGGTCGTAAGCCTAACTTATTAAGATTCTTTGTAAACAATCAAGAGCAGGTGGTTACAGACGAAGCACAAGGTGATTCGAGAGAAACACAAGACGCTATTGAACAAACTCTAGGTCTAAGTCACGATATGTTCAAACATATTCTAGCACTGAACACTTATACAGAACCATTCTTGAGTCTTAAGGCTAACGATCAACGTACTATCATTGAGCAGTTGTTAGGCATCACCATGCTGAGTGAGCGTGCCGACAAGATCAAAGAACACAATAGAGCCACCAAAGAAGGCATCACACAAGAAGAATTTAGAATTCGTGCTGTTCAAGAAGCAAATAAGCGTATCGAAGAACAGATTGAATCATTAAAGCGTAGACAAACATTATGGACTACCAAACATGGCGAAGATATCACGGAACTTGAGAAAGCCCTTAAGGCGTTACAGAATATTCAGATTGAAGACGAGATTGCGGCGCACAAAGCGCACAAGGAATGGGATCAAAAGCGCAAGGACATCAATGAACTATCGGTTCAGATCAGCCGCGTCAAATTGGATGTTGGTCGGGAGGAAAAGCTGGCGGCCAAACTATCAAAAGAAATTGAAACGCTTGAGAACCATGAATGTCATACGTGCGGACAGGCCTTCCACGACAGTAAGCACCAACAAGTTTTGGAAAGCAAACAGGCGGATTTGGCTACGGCTCGACAGAGTGGCACAGAATTTAGCACCCTGTTATCAGAACTGGAGACTGCCCACACAGCCCTGGGCGTGTTAGGTAAACCACCCAAGATGTTCTACGACAAAGAATCGGATGCTATACAACACCAAGCTACCCTGAGTAATTTAGAACAACAGATTGCTACCAAGCAAACAGAAACAGATCCTTATGCAGAACAAATTGAGGAAATGCAACAACAAGCCTTACAGGAGATAACATATGACGCACTTAATGAACTTACTCGCTTACAAGAACACCAAGACTTCTTGCTCAAACTACTCACCAGCAAAGACAGCTTCATCCGTAAAAAGATTATTGAACAAAATCTTAGCTATCTAAATGCCAGACTAACACACTACTTAGATCGTGTAGGTTTGCCACACACAGTGGTATTTCAAAATGATCTTACTGTCAGTATTGAAGAGCTAGGACGTGAGCTAGATTTTGATAATCTAAGTCGTGGCGAACGCAATCGATTAATTCTAAGTATGAGCTGGGCCTTCCGCGACGTATTTGAAAGCCTGTACCAGCCCATTAATCTGTTGTTCATAGACGAAATGATTGACAACGGCCTAGACACACAGGGTGTAGAGAATGCGTTGGCGTTGTTAAAACACATGAGTCGCGAACGACATAAAAGTATTTGGTTAGTAAGTCATAGAGACGAGCTAGCCGGTCGTGTCGAAAACATTCTTAAAGTTGTCAAAGAAGGTGGATTTACAAGTTACAATACGGATGTAGAAATTACCTGATTGGGCACAAGTATGATAACTACTAGTCCATGGTATGGCTGTACGAAAACACTCAAATTGATTCATTACCCGAAGATTGTGTTGGGTTTGTTTACGTGATTACGAACAATATATCAGGTAGAAAATATATTGGAAAAAAATTAGCAAAATTTAGTAAAACCACATACAAAGTAGTAAAATTAAAGAACGGCAATAAGAAACGTAAAAAGATAAGAAGCAAAATAGATTCAGATTGGCAGCTATACTATGGATCAAACGATCAACTAAACCGAGACATTGCAGAGCTAGGCTCAGACAACTTCACAAGAGAAATATTATTTTATTGTACATCAAAGGCAGCTTGCAGTTATATAGAAGCTAGAGAACAATTTAATCATAGAGTATTAGAATCAGACGACTACTATAACGGGCAGATAGTTTGCCGTATACATGGTAGTCACATAAAAAACAAAATTTAGATAGGCAGCTTTACTGACTCTGTGCTGGATGTTTGATCCAGCCCCATCGAGGAACGGTGCAATACCCGGTCTGGAAACGTTTGGGTGTCAAAGGCAATTGCTAACTTAAGGCAACAAATGGTTTGAGCTCTGTAGAAAAAGATACAACTCATGCTCGTAGGACTTGGATTTATTATCGGGTCACTAGGGTTCCGTTGATTTGTGAAGCTAGAGTAAGGGGTACCGGTCAACCGCCTCTGCGTTGGAAACAACAATCTCTTTATAATAAATGACTGCTGTCACTCGGATAATGTGAAAAGAGTCAGTTCACCGTGCATACGGTGAATTGTGACCACGTAATCTGGATAATGCGTAAGAAAAACACTTGTGTCTGAGCATAGCGAAAGACACAGATTAGCGTAGCTAATCTTTTGACATCACTTAGAATGTATCAGGATAATCTCGCCAAAGTGCGTGTTGTATGTCTCCACTAACAAATTGATTAAAACTACGATGTTTGTCTTCGAGTTCTCCTTTTAACGGAGCAACACGCCGGAACGCTTCATCGATTTGGGCCATGTCGCGGAATTCCATAATTATGAACCATTCCGGCATGTCTGCTACCGATCTAAATCCCATCTTACATCTTGTTATTCTAAATGATAACATTTTACCTTCATCTACAAGATGCTGCAAAAAGCCTCTCATATTTTCAACAAAATCTAAGTCAGAAATGTCGCCTTCTTTGTTTGCCCAAATTGTGTATAAGTCTGCCATTATGGTAGTGTCCCTAAAATTTCAAAGCCTTCTAAGCCTTGTTTGTACAAGTGTGCTTGGTCCAAGTACAAGAACTTAAAACCACGTTCTCTGTAGATAGCACACTCGGTTTTTAAACTTTCTATTCCTAGTCTAGATCGTGGATTATGATATGTCCATGCAAACTGACTAGCTAGAACGTTTTCTGTATTGTAGCGTTTCATCAAACTAAACGCTACTAATTTTTCATTTTCTTTATACCCTATAACATCTGTATCTGCATCAGTAAACTGACTGTCAAACAACGGCATTACACTGGCAAAGTGTTTGTAGATACAATAGGTTCTGTAAATGTCTTTGAGCTGTGCAATATTGGGTTCACGTAAGTATTCCCATTCCACAGTAGCTTGATATGTAGTCTCTGCCAACCGTATTCTAGCAAATTGATACGTCATACTCTTGGGTCCTGCCTGTGTTGGAATAGAACTTCTAAATACTCTTCTGGCCATGAGTTATAAAAGCCCTTCTTGGCAACAAGTTGGGCTTTTTCAGTTAGGTCACTTAGACTTTGCACTAGTGCCAAGGCATAGGTACCTTGATTCATTGTGACACCGTTGACAATTTCTGGATCAGCTGGATGATCCTCTAAGGCTAACAAATTGTTTGGTAATAAAAATTCTCTGTTGGCAGTATCCAGTGCAAAACTAAAATCTTCATAGGTGTGTAGCTCTGGATCGTATACAATGATTACAACACTCTTGCCATGTAGGCCTTCCTTGCTAATCTTAATCAAATCGTGTATGGGTGCAAGTCCTAGTCTAACATCAAAGTCACGATCCAGTCTAGCCTTTCTAGCATACGGACACGGAGCCCAGCCACCTAACGCAGGATGGGGAACTTCTACAAAAGTTTCTATCCAGCGGTCTATTTCGTATTGTATTATATCTAATTTTAACATTAAAAAAACGGTAATCCAGTTTTCTTTGTAGTCTCAAGATTGTCCTTGATCAACTCACTAACCAAAGTTCGTTCACTGACGCTGAGTTGCAAGGCTTGATCATATGTGACACCTCCTCGCATGTACCAGGCTATTTTTATCGCCTCTTGTCTAATATCTTTTGTTTCTTTATCCATCTGATCAACCATCTTGCTAATTTGATCAGAGTCCAAGACTAAGAGGCGGATTCGAAAAAACTTGACATGTCCAAGGTTATTGATTGCTCGTACTCATGATTGCATTCAGAACAGACCAATTTTAGTGGTTGCATTTCTGACTGTACCTTGAGCTCAATGATTCGATCACGTATTTGATTGAACAACGCACGATCGCAGTTTTTCAAAAACTCGTCAATAAATCCGGGTTCACTGACCAAGGCTTGCGGGGTTTTGATAGCAGCAATACTTTGTGCCAACGAGCTAACAGTGATATCAGTTATCTTTCGTAGTGCCGCACTCAAGGCTGTCATTTTTTCAGAATCTGGAACAGCAGAATCAGGCAATATCTGAAGTAATTTTTGATTTTCAAACTGCATTTGATTGTTGTCGTTGAGATTTTTATAGCTAAGAGGTTTAAAATATATCTCCATGTCGCCCCAGGCTAAACTTTTGGTATAGTCAGGTGATTTTATAGAGTCTAACACAGTTCTTAAATCTAGAGTACGCTCACTTTCGTGTTTACACGCTGGGCATTGAGTACCGAAATCCATATCATGTCCGTAGCTGGCAATGCGTATGGCCACCAATAAGGTATCTATATCGGCAGAAGGAATAGCCCACCCGTCCTTGATATCGGGTATACAACTCTGTATCACATTCACTGTGGCCTGGCCATTATACAAGGCATCCGGCGTGCGATAGGTAATTTCGTCTATGGCAGTCATGGCATACACTGGCAACTCTCCGGTGGCTGGCATGGTCAATGTGCCAGCAGGATAGTTGTTGCCTTGACTGGGCAATTTAACGTAAATTGCTGGTTGTCTAAAGTATTGTTTAAGTGGATTGTTTGGATTCATGTTTTTTACCCTGGTAAATAGTAATTATGGCACAAATGACCCCAGAAGAATTTATTGAAGCACTTGAATCTGT